AGATATAATATTATACGGTGTTAGTTAATGATTATAAATAGTAAAAAGAGGAAAATAAATGCCAAGATTTAAATTAGTAGATGGAGTTTCAATACAATTAACTGCTGAAGAAGAATCAGCCAGAGATGCTGAAGAGGCTGCTTACGCTGCCGGCGCCTTTGATAGAGCAATTGCAAGAGTAAGAGAAAAAAGAGATAGATTACTCAAAGAAACTGACTATCTTGCTTTATCTGATAATACATTATCAACTGAAATGACAACTTACAGACAAAATTTAAGAGATATTACAAATGGTGTAACAACTGTTGCTCAAGTAAATAGTATTACTTGGCCGACAAAACCTTAATGGAAGATGTATAAATAGTAAGAAAGAATAAAAGATTATGCCAGCAATTATAACAAATAAGTTTAGAATACACAATTCGGAACAGTTTTTTGAATCATTTTCAGAAGCTGCACCTAATGTTTACTATCTAGGAATTGGTCGTCCACAAGATTTTACTACTTCTACTAGACCAGACGGAAGAACAGAAAACGAAGGTACGGATTCTGCTTCACCAACACCTACAGATTCAGTCGTAGAAGAATTTTATACTTTTGACGATTTACTTGCAGTTAAAAAAATTACAAGTTCAGATATATCAAAAGTTATTCCAAGAAGAAACTGGACAAGTGGTGCTGTATATGATATGTACAGACACGACTATGGTAGATACATTACAGGTACAACAACAGCAAAAACTTCAACAAGTGGTGCTTCAAATTTATATGACGCTACTTTTTATGTAAAGACTGCCGCTAATAGAGTTTATAAATGTTTAAACAATGCTAACGGTGGTGCTGTAAATGATGAACCTACAACAACATCACCATCAGCAACACAAACTACAGGTGATGGTTACGTATGGAAATATATGTACACATTATCGTCTTCACAAGTTGCAAATTTCTTATCTACAGATTTTATGGCAGTTGCATCCGATTCAGGTGTACAATCTGCTGCTCTTAACGGTGCAATTGATACCGTTATTGTTAAATCTGCTGGTACAGGCGGAACAAACGGAACACATACAAGTATTCCAATAAGAGGTGATGGATCAGGCGGTGTCGTTTCTGTAGTTGTTTCTTCTGGTTCTGTTTCAAGTGTTACAGTTACAACTGCTGGATTAAATTATACATACGGATATATTAGACTTGCAGATATTAATTCTGCTGGTGCTGGTGCATTAACAGGTGCTGAATTAGATGTAATTATTCCACCAAAAGATGGACACGGTGCAAACGCTGTAGAAGAATTAGGTGGTTTCTTTATTATGTTAAATCAAAATTTAGAAGGAACTGAATCTGCTAATTCTGGCGACTATACTGTAGAAAATAATTTTAGAAAAATAGTTTTAATACGTGATCCACTTTCAGGTGGTTCTGCTGCTTCAGCAACAACATTAAGAGCAACTAAAGCAGTTAGATTTGCAAGTTCTCCTACTCCAGGCACATTTACAGTTGATGAAAAGATTACTCAAGCAACGACTGGTGCTGTAGGTAAAGTTGTAGAATGGGATGCTACAAATAGAATTTTATATTATATACAACCAAGATTTACAGACGAGGGAGTAGATAGTAACGGAAATCTGACAGCATTTTCTACTGCTGCTGTAATTACAGGTGCTAGTTCAAGTGCTACTGGAACACCTGATACATCAATTACATCAACAGTTAACAATGTTGTATTTACAGGCGGATATTCTGTTTCAGAATTAGACGCTGATACAGGAGACGTAATGTATATTGAAAATAGAGCACCAATCAGTAGAGCTTCAGATCAAACCGAAAATATTAAACTGATAATTGAGTTTTAGAGGGAAATAAATGCCAAGTCCAACTGACTTTAACCTCACGCCTTATTATGATGACTATGCTGAAAGTAAAAAGTTTCATAGAATACTTTTTCGACCTGCATTTGCTGTCCAGGCAAGAGAGTTAACACAATCACAATCAATTTTACAAAATCAGATTGAAAGAATATCTGACCACTTCTTTGAAAAGGGTGCGATGGTTATTCCAGGTGAGATTTCTTACGACTTGGATTATCGTGCTATTAAATTAACAAGTTTCTCTGGTTCAGCAACACTTTCAAACTTTGTTGGTAAAACATTTAAAGGTGCAACATCTGGTGTTTTAGGAACAATTGTAAATTCAGTTGTAACAGACGGTGTTGATCCTGATACTTTATTTGTTAAATATTTAAACTCTGGTTCTTCAAATACTGCAATTGCATTTTCTGACTCAGAAACAATAAACGAAAGTTCAACTGCTGGAGTTTTAGTAAGTGGTGGATTTAGTGCTGTTGTTAATTCAACTGCTACAGGTTCTGCTGCGGAAGTTGCTGAAGGTGTTTATTACATCAACGGATTTCACGTTAAGGTAGACAATCAAACTGTTATACTTGACAAATATACAAACACTCCTTCATATCGAGTAGGACTATTAGTAACAGAATCTTTTGTTGCTTCTACAGACGATAATAGTTTATTAGATAACGCACAAGGAAGTTCAAACGTAAATGCTCCTGGTGCTGATAGATTTAAAATTAATTTAACTTTACAAAAAAGAATTATTACAAGTTCGGATGACGCAAACTTTGTTGAGTTATTAAGATTAAAAAACGGTATTTTACAAAACCAAGTTAGAACAACTGAATATGCTGTATTAGAAGATACATTTGCTAGAAGAACATTTGACGAATCTGGCGATTATACAGTTAGAGATTTTGATTTAGATTTAAGAGAACATATCGTTGACGGTAATAATAGAGGTATCTATACATTAGCACAAGGCGGTAATGAAGCACTTATGGCTGCAGGTTTATCACCAGGAAAAGCATATGTTCAAGGATATGAAATCTCTACAATCGGAACAACATTTTTAAATGTTGACAAAGCAAGAGATTTTGCTACTCAAAATAATTTCAATACAAGAATAGATTTACAAAACTATGTACACGTTACAAACATTTACAATGCACCAGATATAGGTTTTGTTTCTGGAGATGTTGAGGCACTTAAAGCAGTAAACTTATATGCTTATCCTACATCTGCTCGAGGAACACAAAATACAGGATCTGGTTCAACAGTTTATCAACTTGGTCGTGCTAAATCCAGAGGATTTGAATATGTAACAGGACCTGCAAGTGCAAATATTTTTGCTAGTTCGTCTGCTACATCAGCAGTATATAAACATTATCTATTTGATATAGAGATGTTTACTCACTTAAACATTTTATCAAATCAATCTTATTCTGCTGGAGATCGAATAACTGGTAACACTTCAGGTGCTACAGGTTATGTACACAATTCTTCAACAACTGAAGCAACTGCTGTTTCTAGTATTACAGTTGCAAGTCCAGGTGTTGTAACTGCTACAGGTCATAAATTTAGAGAAGGACAACAAATTAAATTTAGTGCTATAAGTGCTGAAAATAATTCTACTGCTATTACAACTAGTGATATATTTACAGTTAGAAATCCAGATACAAATACTTTTGAATTATATGAATCAAATGGAACAACAGCAACTAATATAACTTCTTTTTCATCGGCTGGTAATGCAATTCACGGTGTTGTAGTAGTTTCATCTGTAAACGGAACATTTGTTGCAGGAGAAACAATTACAGACGGAAGTAATACTGCTGTAATTCAATCAGACGCTGTAGGATTTAAAGCAGTAAGATCACACGAATTTTCTGCTGTTAAACAAGTTGGTATGGCAGGTGGCACTTTAATTTCTTATACTGCTGATACAGCATTAGACTCAACTTACGGAGATGTAACAGAATTAACAGGTCTTGTTTCAATTGTAAACAGTTCAAACGCATTGATTGGTTCAGGTACTTCTTTTTTAACTGAATTAAAAGTAGGTGATGAAATTACTTTTGATACAGACGCAGGTACAACAATTTCAAAAAATGTTGAGGCAATAATATCTAATACAAGTATAACTTTATCTGCTACTGTAGGCGGATCAGACGTAACAACATCAAATGTATTTTATAGAAAAAGAAGTAAGTTAAACGGATCAAATAAAAACATTTCAATATTTCAGTTACCTTATAAAAAAATTAAAACATTAAATACAACTGCTAACGGCGGTGCTTCAGATACAAACTATTCTTATAGAAAACAATTTACTGCTACACTATCTGCTAATGGTGACGCAACTATAACTGCTGGTACAAATGATACTTTTGCTTCACTATTAGAAAAAGACTTTGTTGTATCTATCGTTGTATTAGGTGCAGGATCAACAGGTGCTCTTGGTGATGTATTAAGTTTAAGTGGTAACAACCACGAAGGATTTGTTATCTTTGAACCAGGCGGATCTCCTGTAGGCAAAACATTAAAATTTGATTTTGGTGCAAATTACCAAGGACATA